GCGGCAACTGGAACAGCGGCGACCAGAACAGCGGCAACTGGAACAGCGGCAACCGGAACAGCGGCAACCGGAACAGCGGCGACTGGAACAGCGGCAACCGGAACAGCGGCAACCGGAACAGCGGCGACTGGAATGCTACATCCTTTTCCAATGGCTGTTTCAATACGGTATCGCCCAAAATCTATATGTTCAACAAGCCTACCGACTGGACGTTTGAGCGGTGGTTTAACTGCCGTGCCCGGCGTTTGCTGAACGATATTGACGATTGCCAGCTTGAATACGTTTATCTGTCTGCTATGACCGATGAAGAAAAGGCAGCGCACCCTGAAGCTGAAACGACTGGCGGTTATTTGAAGGAGCGCACCACAGCGGACAACGCCTGGAAGTGGTGGGCGGGGCTTAGTGCCGCTGATCGAAACGTTATCCTCAGTTTGCCGAACTTCGACGCGGCGATTTTCAGAGAAATCACGGGGATTGACGTAAGCAAAGACTGATACACTTCAAGAGCTGCGCTATCTGGCTATACGGGCGTGCAAGGAAGGAGGTGAAATCATACGGCTACAGGGAAAAGATACTACTGGCTAAAGCTCAAAGACAGCTTCATGCGGTCCGACGCGGTGGATTTTCTCATGGGTCAGAAAAACGGCGCAAACTATGTGGTTCTGTACCAGATGCTCTGCCTTATGACTATCAACACAAACGGCAGGCTTTCGCGGCAGATCGGTGAAGTGATCATTCCGTATGACGTGGACAAGATTCAGCGCGATACTAAGTGGTTTTCTACCGATACGGTGCGTGTCGCGCTGGGACTTTACGCGAAACTTGGGCTGATTTATCAGGAAAAAGACGGCACGTTGGTGCTTGCAAACCACTCGGAAATGGTCGGAAGCGAAACCGATTACGCAGCACAAAAAAAGTTGCAAAGAACGAAACAGCGTCAAATTAATGCAGAACACTGTGGACATTGTCCACAGGATGTCCACACAGACGTCCACAAAAATGTCCATACAGATATTAGAGATAAGATATTAGATATAGATAAGTCGTCGTCATCTAAAGATGACTCCTCCTATACAGGGACGAGGACGACGAAATCTCTAGTGGATTTTTTTCGGGAGAATGTCAGCAAGCTGAGCAAGACTGGAGAAAAAGAGCTGACCGGCTACATAGAGCGCATGGGCGCGGATCTTGTGTACGCGGTCATGGACAAGTGTGTGGATCTGGGCGGCGGCAGCTGGGCGTATGTCCGCAAGGCGTTGGAAGAAGCGGAAAGACTTGGCTGCAAGACCGTTGCGGAGTATAACCAGCTCTGCCCTATCGGCGGCAGCCGGGCAAAAGGCACACGCGTGGACAGAGCAGAGCCGTCCGGCAATGATATTTTAAGCCCGGAGCGCATGGCGCACAGCCGGGAACGTCTGCGGAAAAACAAGAAAGGGGCAGATGACCCTTGACAAATCCATGCTGCAAAGACTGCCCCGCCCGGTATCCTGCCTGCCATGACCACTGTCCGCAGTTTACCGCTTGGCGCATAGAACACGCAAAAGAGACGGACTATAACCGGCAAATGACCGTGTCAGGCAGGGTCTATCACTACGGCTACGAGGACAAGCACCGGGAGAAGGGCAAGAAAAAATATTTGGGCAAAAACGGAGGAGACAAATGAAAGTTTTAGTTGCCTGCGAGGAATCGCAGGAGGTCTGCAAAGCTTTCCGCGCCCGTGGTCACGAAGCCTATTCATGCGATATCCAAGAGCCGTCCGGTGGGCATCCTGAATGGCACATCCTCGGAGACGCTCTAAAGGCCATTAAGGGGGGGGGCAAGTCGTGACGATGGACGGCGTAACGCATGACGTTGGCAAGTGGGATTTGCTCATTGCACACCCACCCTGCACGCACCTTGCTGTTTCTGGTGCACGGTGGTTCACAGAGGGAAAAAAGCCGCTCAGCTTGCGCTTTGAAGCTGCTGCATTTTTCATGAAGTTTGCAGAAACTGATATTCAGCGAATCGCGATCGAAAACCCCGTGTGCGTGATGTCCACACTATACCGAAAGCCGGATCAAATTATCAATCCATGGCAGTTTGGGCATCCAGAGCAAAAGAAGACCTGTTTGTGGCTGAAAAATCTTCCGGGGCTAATCGAAACTGACAATGTGTACGATTACATGATGACATTGCCACAAAAATTGCGAGAAAAAAATCATTGGATGGGAAGCGGTCACGCAAAAGAGAGAAGTAAAACCTATCCAGGCATTGCAAGAGCAATGTCCGAACAATGGGGGTAAAAAATGAAAAACGTACAGACGGCGCAGACGCAGAAGTACAAGCCCGGACAGTATATCGTTTCGCTCGATCATCTGATGGAGCAGGAACGAATCTTCTTTATGGGAAAACTTGTAAACAGGAGTTGGTTTGTAAATTGGCAGTTGTGGTATGCGAATCTGGAGCTTAGCAAGCTGGACATTCGTGAAGCTGTCAAAATGGAGGAAAAACATGAAGCCAAAAACTAAATCGGAGCTAATGGCAGAATGGGCAAATCAGCCGGACCAGCTCAAAAAAGAACGGGAGGCCAAGGCCGTCCGCAAGGCGATGGACGATGCCCGCGCCGTGATTCAGGATGGCCTGACCCGGTATGTCAAGAAAAAGACCAAAGCCCGCAGCATGGCAAAGGCTGAATCTGACCCCTTTGCTGAGCTGGAAGGCTGGGAAAGCATGGAGCAGATCCAGGATGCCTACGGCTATGGTGAGATCACCGCCGACAGGCGGGACAAGCTCACCGACTTGTGGGAAGCCCGGGAAGCTGCCAAGAACAGCCGCAAGGGCTCGGATAAGTACACCGACCTTGTGACGGAGATGCTGGAGACAGCCATCCGCCGGGTGGGCGGAGAGTACGCCGATATGCTGTTTGAGTATGACCGGCAGCGCCGGGAAGCTGAAAAGCAGTGCGAGCAGCTGGCAATGGAAGGGATGATGAAAAAATGACCAACATTGAAAAATCAATTGCCAAGCTCCAGAGGTGCTTTCCGGGAAGTTATATTACTGACCGGAACGAGCTTATTGTCCATCCGAGGACAAACCAGTATATTATTCTGGAAAACATCGGAACGGAAGATGCCATCAAGGCCAAAGTGCTGGAGTGGCTTTCACGGGCGGCATTTAAAACCGCACCATATTCACAGGAGTGGAGAAATCGAAAGTTCCACAAATATATGAGGGACGGCATCAATGCTTTTCTGGATACCGATTTCTCCGAGGATGATATGGAGTTGATTTACACCTACATGGGGCTTGCCTGCGACCGTTGGCTGACGCTCATGTTTATCGACCACGACATGAGCATCGAGTGGCTGAAGGAGCACGTGTCATGAAGCTGACCCTTTACGGTGACCCCCGCACAAAGAAAAACAGTGCCCGCATCCTGCAAGGGCGCGGAGGACGGCGCTTTGTAGCCCCAAGCGCGGCGTTTGAGCAATACCAGACCGGGTGCCTATGGCAGATTCGCGCCACGCCTGAGCCTATTTCTGCCCGCGTGAACGTGAGGTGCGTGTACTACATGGCTACCCGGCGCAAGGTTGACCTTGCAAACCTGATCGAGGCCACCTGCGACATACTGGTAAAGTCCGGTGTGCTGGCAGATGACAACAGCTGCATCGTTGCCGCGCACGATGGCAGCCGGGTGGATTACGACAAGCAAAGCCCCAGAGTGGAGATCTGGATCGAGGAAATGGAGGATAAAAATGGATGAAACAATGACAGGCGTTTTCAAGTGCAGATGCTGCGGAGCGGAAATCAAGGAAAAGACAAGCGTTACAAGGTCTGTTGCGTGGGCAATCAAAGATATGAAAGATGATTCTTGTGATCTTCAATCGACTACCGCTATCTCAAAATCATCTTTACCGGAGCGGTTTGTCATTCACTGGTGCGAAAAGACAAGATTTTGCGTCTGCGATCTTATCGGATGGGAAATAGAGGAGGGAGACAATGACCCGCACATGGACACCTGAAAGCGAGGAGCCAAAGCCACGCACCGGCGTGGACTACCACACGGTCAAGGCGTGGTTCCAGCAGTGCCGGGATATGGCTGCGGCGGTTGAAGCACAAAAGCAGAAGATCCAGCGCATCCGAGAAGTTGCCGAAAAGACCACCCCAAGCCTGAACGGGATGCCCGGCGGCGGTGGTGCCGGTGACAAGGTCGGGCTTGCTGCAACGGATATCACGGACGAGCAGCGACGTCTGCAGCAGATGGAAACAGACCTTTGCCTGCTGCGCATTGAGGCCACCCGGCGAGCGTACTGTATCACGGCAAGCAAATCCAGCAAAAAACAGGCTGACTGCCTGTGCCTGTACTACGTCAAGAACAAAAAGCAGCGCGAGGTCTGCGAGGAGCTGGGGCTTTCGGAAGAAAACCAGGTTTCCATCTACATCAAGTGGGGCAGCATCTATCTGGCAGAGATTTGGGACAGCTTCGGCAATGTTGCACAAACCGCACAAAACCCGCCCTGATTTTTTGCAATGCACCTTCATACTGCAAATATCCAACTAAAACAGGCATTGTGCTAAAATTGGTATAAGCGGAATCGCCGAAAGCGATAAGATGCTTGCCACGCAGTCTCCGAAACGAATCCCCCAAAATGCTTTCCTCCCAAGGCTTGACCGGCATTTTTCTTCCTCTCGTTTCGCGGGCTGCTTCTATGCCGTTATAGCTCAATTGGCAGAGCGCCGCCCATTTAAGGCGGGACAACGCTGGTGACACATCTCGGACATCACTGCGCACTTAACCAATGCGCACATAACAGACTTGATGGTGCCGGTTCGAATCCGGTTAACGGCTCCGACACGCTGCTCTCCCGAAGCAGCGACCACCTGACGCATGGGCTGACATCCCGATTGTGGCTGCGTGTAGAGCGGCAGGGTATCCTTACCTGTCCTCACAACCTCCGCACGCACCGGAGGCCACATAATCCGTACACCGGTTTCCATAATTCCCCCGGCAGGATGTGCGTCAACAGAACCAGCATGGAAACGTGCTGGTTTTTCTTTTGCTATATGCCGCCTGAGCGCAGTTTGGAGCGCGGCGCGTGTGTGTAGACACAGCTGGTTCGATTCCAAGGGCGGCTTTTTATATTCCCGTAGTTCAAGTGATGGAACAGCGGTCTCCAAAACCGCAGGCTGCAGGTTTGAGCCCTGCCGGGAATGCCAGCTGCGTACCCTGTGAGGGGGCTGCGCAGATAGCGGGGCATCTGGCCGCGAAAGTACCGGATGCAGCGGCGCTCCACCGTTTGCGTTGTCCGAAAAACTGAATGTATACCGGGAGCGCTGCTTATTTTGATATTCTGACCGTTCGGATTTCCGGGCGGTTTTTATTTTGCAGGTAGGTGAGCGGATGGCACGAAAAAAGAAAGCGATGGATTTTTCTTCCCTCGACCTGAACCTTGATGCACTGGGCGACTGGGGCGGCGATGAAGAAAAGGCTGAGAAAGAGTTTATCCGCGCTGCGAAGCTGAACCTCTCCCCTGTCACATGGGACAACGCAGAAGCGGCAGCGGACGCGGTGGACTACGACAAGGATTATTTTGCGCTCCTGAGTGGGCGCTTTATTTTTGGAGACTTCATCGAGGCGCTGGTCTACAAAAAAGAACTGCTACCGCACCGGGTCTACATCACCACGCTGGGCATGAGCCGGGAGAACATAGACAGCATCGTCAACATTGTCGGGTATCTGGGCTGCGAGCACCTGAACCTGATCGTGTCCAATTACTTTGTAGCAATGGAGCGGGCAAAGCTGGTGCCCTACATGATCTCCCAGTTTACCGGGCAGCATATCAACGTGGCGGTGCTGGCATCGCATTGCAAGATTTGCCTGATCGAGAGCGACAAGGGCAATCTGATCATCATGGGCAGCGCAAATCTGTCCAGCTCCAACAACGTGGAGCAGATCATGATGTTCCATGACGACAAGCTTTTCCGCAAGATCAAGACGCTGTTGAACGGCATCATGAAAAAGTTCTGCATCCTGCGCGGATACAGCGGCAAGACGATTTTTGAAAACAACACCAACAATACCGGCAAAAAGGCTTTTGAAGCCGTAGAGGAGGGCATGACGGATGGCTAGAGGAGCGGGAGGCAGTGATTGGTCTGTAACTGGTTCAACGCACTACTCGGCAAAAGAGCGGAGAGAAATGTTCAAAAGCGGAAATTTCAAAATCGACAGCACATCGCAAACCGCAAAAAACGGATACCAATGGCTGACAAACGGAGCCAGTAGATTTGGCGGAAAGCGGAAATCTTTCTTGGCGCCAGAATCTGAGGTCAAAAGGTACAAGAAATATTTGAAGAAGTGAGGGCTAATTTATGCCTGAACTTAGTGCAAGCACCGGCTGGAACGGCGGCGGGTCATACGGCCGAGCCAAAGACAGGCGCAAGCTGTATGTTGCAAACCGCCGGGATATCCGGCTGTATAACAGGCGTACCGGCAAGGGCAAGCGCTACGCAAAGCCCGGTACACGTGATCTGGAGTTCTGAGAGGAGTAAGGCATGGCACGGCGTAAGATAGACCCGGAGGCGGGACGTGCCACGCAGTTTAAAGCAGGCGGTAAACAGGCACAAACCGCAAAAAAAGGCGGCATTGCAAGCGGCGTGGCAAAACGGCAGGCAAAGACCCTATCCTCCATTGCATCGCAGATCGCCGCAGCACCCATCACCAACAAGAAAAATCTCAAGCAGCTTGAGACGCTGGGCGTGGATACGGCAGAGGGCGTGACCAACAACGCGCTGATCTCTGCCGGTGTTTACATGGCAGCCGCCAGCGGCGATATGAAAGCCGTAGAGAAGTGGGAGGAATGGACAGAAGCCAGCAGCGCCGCCGGGGAAAGCAGCTTTGAGTTGCCCGCCCGGTGCATTGGCAAAGCGTTTGTTGACCTGAACCGCCACATAGAGCCCAACCGCTCCTACATATTCAAGGGCGGACGTGGTTCTACAAAATCCTCCTACATCAGCCTAAAAATCATCGAGATTTTGCGTTGCAATCCAGAGATGCACGCTTGTGTCTGCCGCAAAGTCGGCGGCACCATGCGTGACAGCGTATATGCACAGATCAAATGGGCAATACACGAACTGCGGCAAGACAACCGATACAACTGCAAGGTATCGCCTATGGAGATCACAGACAACGTGACCGGGCAGATCATCTACTTCCGAGGACTGGACGACGAGACCAAAATCAAGTCCATCAAGCCGCCTTTTGGTGCAATCGGCATTCTATGGGTAGAGGAAGCAGATCAGATGGACGGCGCAGAACAACTGCGCAGCGTCCGGCAGTCCGCACTGCGCGGAGGAGATGCCTACGAGTTCATGAGTTACAACCCCCCGGCGGCTGCCCGCAACTGGATGAACCGCTTTGTGCTGGAACAACACGAAGACACCGTTGTTCACAATTCCTGCTATCTGGATGTGCCGGAAGAGTGGCTTGGAGCGTTTTTCTTACAGGGAGCAGAAGCACTGAAGGAAAACAACCTGATCGCCTATAAGCACGAATACCTGGGCGAGGTGACCGGCTGCGGCAAGGAAGTTTTTACCAACATCCGGGCAGAAAAGATAGACCCCGCAAGGTTTGAGCGCAAGTATCACGGCATTGACTGGGGCTGGTATCCTGACCCCTTTGCCTATAACTGCATGAGTTACGACGCAGCCCGCAAGACCCTGTATATCTATGACGAGATCACCGTGCGGCGCACACGAAACGAGGATACGTTCAAGATGCTGCAAGACCGGCACGTTATGGAGCACCCGGAGAGCGAGCGACTGACCGCAGACAGCGCGGAAAACAAAAGTTGCACCGACTTTACCGCATGGGGCATCAAGTGCCTGCCCGCTATAAAAGGCCCCAACAGCGTGGGGCAAGGCGTGAAGTGGCTGCAAAGCCTGACCGCCATCGTGATAGACCCGGTGCGATGCCCGGACACCCTTAAAGAGTTTACCGAGTACGAGTATGACGCGGACAAGAACGGCGATCCACTGCCAGGCTACCCCGACCACGATAACCACCACATAGACGCTACACGATACGCCATGGAACTTGTGTGGCACAAGCCCGGAAAATAAGGAGCAAAGCAAGTGAGAACATACCAAGACCTTGAAGCGGTGCAGAACGACCCCGCAGCCAAAACCGCTTTTGTGCAAAGCTTTATTGCCGAGCACGTCACAAGCGCCCCGGTGCGTACCGCTGAAAAGGCTGATAAGTACGATAAGCAGCTGAACACCGGCGTAGACGATTTTCTGGACGCGCTTGCTGATATCGATTACAAGCTGAACGGCATCACCAAGAGAGCCCGCCCGGAGACCGTGAAAAGCAACTCCTTCCACAGGCTCAACGTGCAGCGCGTGGCATACAGCCTTGCAAACGGCATCACCCTGCCGGATGCGGACGAGGTAAAGGCGAAGCTGGGCGAAAGCTTTGACGAGCAGCTTTACCGGCTGGGCTACCTTGCCTGCATCCACGGGGAAAGCTTTGGCTTTTGGAACAACGACCATCTGGACGTGTTCAAACTGACCGAGTTTGCGCCCCTGTACGATGAGCAAGATGGCACCCTGCGGGCTGGGATCCGGTTCTGGCGCTTGCAGCCAGACAAGCCCATGCACGCTGTACTGTATGAGGAGAGCGGCTACACCCGCTACACCGAGGACAGCAAGGGCGAGCGCCTGTTGCATCAGGACGGCGAGCAGCAGCCCTACAAGACCACCACGACCACCACCCCAGCCGGGGACGAGATCGTAGAGGGCGAGGGATACGGAACGCTGCCCATTGTGCCGTTGTGGGGCAGTAGCGCCAAACAAAGCACACTGGTCAACCTCAAGGGTTATATCGACAACATTGACCTGATCGTCAACGGCTTTTGCGATGATCTGCGCGAATGTGCGCAGGTCTATTGGCTTATCTCCAACTACGGCGGCATGAACGATGCTGACCTGCGCAAGTTCATGCAGCGGCTGCGGTTCAACCACGCCGCAAATGTAGACAACGCCGGGGACAACGGCGGCAGCGTACAACCCTACACGCAGGAGATCCCCACACAGGCGCGGGAGACCCTTTTGCAGCGGCTGCACAGTTCCCTGTATGAGGATTTCGGAGGTCTGGACGTGCATTGCGTGAGCGCAGACAGCACCAACGACCATCTGGAAGCCGCCTATCAGCCGCTGGACGAGAACGCCAGGGACTTTGAACAGCAAATCACAAAGTTTGTGCGTCAGGTGCTTAAGATCGCCGGGCTGCCGGACGCAAAGCCGCAGTACACCCATGTGCGCATCTCCAACACCAAAGAGCAGGTGGATATGGCACTTGCAGAAGCGACTATCATCGGAAACGAGATGGCAATAGAACTGCTGCCCAACCTGACGCAGGAGCAGAAGGAACAGGCCAAGGCCGCGCTGATGGCAGAGAGCGCAACGCGGGAGACCGTGGACGAGGAGGACGAAGAGAATGAAAGCACACATCAGAAATGACGAGCCGAGTTTATCCCTCAGCGGAAATGGGTTTATTTTTTGTGGCGATTCGCTTTTTTGCAAGACGACAGACACGAAGCCGCCCAAGCTGACGCCTGAACTTGTCTACGCTATCAAGTCGGATAAAAACAATGAGCACCACTTCTGACCTTGATCGTATTTCCACCCGACAGCTGAACAGGCTGCGCCGCCGCATTTTGCGTGTATACGGCGCCGCCCGCCGGGAAATGACCGAGCAGCTGACCGAGTTTCTGGAGCATTACCAGAAGCTGGACGCCTACAAGCGGGCGCAGCTGGAAGAAGGGAAGATCACCGAGAGCGATTACCGCACATGGCTGCGGAATCAGGTGTTTCAGTCCGAGATGATGCACCAGAAGCTGGACAACATCACCCAGACGTGTACCACAGCCCAGCAGACGGCGTACAAGCTGGCGCGAGATGAACAGTATGATATCTTTGCCCTTGGCGCAAACTGGGCGTTTTACGAGCTGGAACAGGCCGCAGGCGTGGCGTTCAACCTGACCTTGTACAACGCCGAAGCGGTCAAGCGGCTGCTGCTGGAAAACCCCAAGCTGGTGCCCAACAAGCGCATCAAGAGCGAGAGCAGCAAGACCTACGACGCCCGGGTGTTCAATCGGTACGTCACAAAAGGCATTATTCAGGGCAAAAGCGTCCATGACATTGCGGTGCAGGCTGTGCAGGGCATGGCAGACACCGAGGTGCACTGGGCCATGAACAACGCCATCACAGCCCTTACAGGCGCACAGAACGCCGGGACGATGCAGCAGCTGCGCAACGCTCAAGCCATTGGCATTGAGGTGCAGAAGCGATGGAACAGCACTTTGGACTACCGCACCCGCGAGATGCACCGGCTGCTGGATCAGGAGACCGCCGACCTTGACGAGCCTTTCAAAGTGCAGGGCTACGAGATACAGTACCCCGGAGACCCAAACGCAGCGCCGGAGATGGTCTATCACTGCCGCTGCAAAGTGACCGGGGCGCTTGTGAAATACCCCCGGCAGAACGCTATGCGGCGGGACAACACGACAAAAGAGGTCACATCTAACCTGACCTATACAGAGTGGTACAAGGCAAAGGGCGGCACGGAAAAAGAGCAAATGTGGTGGGCAGAAGAAAGAAAAAGAAAGAAGGGATAAAACGTGATTCTGCCGATGGAAAACACCGAAAAGATGATTTTTCCGGGCGTGGGCAAGTATGGCATCCCTGAAATCAAGCCAGAAACGGACATCCGCATTGACAAGCTGGAATGGATTCCGGTCAATTATGCGCTGACCGCCAAAGACAAGGCCACAAAAGGCGTGCATTTTTACAAGGACGATTACCAGTTTGAACGGTTCTGGAACAACCCAGACAAATACATTCCACTTTTGCAGCAGTTCGGCGCGGTATGTTCGCCGGATTTTTCCTTGTACAGTGATATGCCGCTTGCGGTGCAGCTTTTCATGCACTACAAAAAGCACTGGCTGGCTGCATACTGGCAGGCGCACGGCATCCACGTCATTCCAACGCTCTGCTGGTGCGGCGAGCAAAGCTATGACTGGTGCTTTGACGGCGAGCCCAGAAACGCCATTGTGAGCATTTCGAGCCACGGCACACAGTCTGACCCATACGAGGCAGAATGCTTTGCTAAGCACTGCCGTAAGGCGCTGGAAGTGCTGCAACCGAGCGGCATCTTGTGGTATGGCAAGTGTCCGGCAGAATTTGACTGGAATGTAACCAAAATCAAGCCATTTCAATACGAAAGGAGACATTACCGTGAGTAAACGAGGTTCGGGCAGTTCCGCGAGAGCGGGCGGTGGGACATATGAAGCAAAAAGTTTGGATAGTACGCTTGTAAGAAGATCGAATGATTTTTCGTTGTTTGATGCTGGCGACGCAACAAAGCGCGAGTATGAAGCGAACGTGCAGAAAATCCAACAGTCTAATCTTACTCAGCAGGAAAAAGCGGCGGCACTGGATAAATTGCATGAACTGACAACGGAACAGCTAAAGTCTCAGACGAAGGTTGCAAATCCATATGTTTCCGGCCCTGCAAGATTTAACCAGAATCAGGTGCAAAAGGCAGCGGATAACACAGCACAGAAACGGCAAAACGTCAATTCCTTTATGAAAGATGTGCAGAAAAAGTCAACCGCGAACAAAAAGGCAGCTGAAGCAAAGTCGCTTTCTTCCGTTTTGGGTTCTGCAATGGACAGGGGTGCACTTGAAGTGACATTTGATGGAAAGACCTACTACCGCGCAAGAAAAAATTCCAAAACGTGGAGAGTTCGGTAAACCATGAAATTTAACTACGACATCAAAGTCACTGACAACACCCCGCAGCTGCATGAAGCGCTGGAAGCGTGGGCAGAGCGGGTGCTGACCATCTGGGGCATGAAGGTGCAGGACTACGCCCAGCTGCTTGTGCCCACCGGAACAGCAGACAGCACCGGCATAGAGGGCTATGTGGGCGGTGCACTGAAAGCATCCCTCACCTACGTTGTATCTGCGGCACAAAAGACCGTGACCATCGGCTCAAACCTGTTTTACAGCGTCTATGTGGAGTTAGGCACCGGTATTTTTGCCGAGAAGGGCAACGGACGCAAAACGCCGTGGGTCTGGCAGGACTTCAACGGCAAGTGGCACTTTACCCGTGGCATGGCTCCCCGCCCCTTCCTGCGCCCGGCGGTGGAAGATCATATCAAAGAACTGCAAGATATTGCAGTAGAGGAAGGAAATAAAGATGCATAACATGAAGAAGATTTTCGCAACCATCATGGTGCTTGTGGTGCTGGTGCTTTGCGGCTGTTCGGAAGCCGATAAGGCCAATGCCAACATCTCCAAGCAGGCGGACTACTTTGAGAGCGAGCGCAAAATCACCGTCTACAACGCCCGCACCGATAAGGTCATTCTGGAAGCCGAGGGCTATATGTCCATCTCCAACAACTCAAACAATGAGCTGGTCTGCACGGTAAAAATCGGCCCGGACACCTACCGCAAGAACTACATCTATCTGAACGACTACACCATGTATGTGGTCGAAGATATCACGGGCACGCATACAGACCCGTACCACTACAAGCTCTATTTCCACACGGATATTTTGCCTAGCGTGGAAACAAGACCGTAAATTTAATACTCAGCGGTTGGCGCACAGCGTCAGCCGCTTTTTATATGCCGCTATAGCTCAATCTGGCAGAGCCGCCGTCTTGTAATCGGAAGGTCGTAGGTTCAAATCCTACTGGCGGCACCACACCGGCAGCACGTCCGGCAAATAACCTGATTTCCAAGCATGGCAGCCCAAGCAAGGGCAGAAAGGACACACACATGGCACTCAAAAGAGCAGATATCCGCAAGATTCTGGAAAACGCCGAAACCTCCAACGATGACAAGGCAAAAGCCATTCTGGACGCCTTGCACGAGGAGACCGACGCCCTCCGGGACGAACTGGATACCGAGAAAAACGCCCGCGTTGCAGCGGAAAAAGAACGGGACGCAGCCAACAGCGGTAAGCAGACCGCAGAGCAGGCGCTGACCGACTACAAGACCCAGCAGACCGCCAAGGAATCCAGAGCCGCCAAGGAATCCAAATTCCGGGAGCAGCTTAAAGCCGCAGGCGTGCTGGAAAAGTACTTTGACCGCATCGTGCGCTTGTCTGGCGATGACATCGACAAGATGGAACTGGACAGCAAGGGCAACGTGAAGAACGCGGACAAGCTGGCTGAGAGCCTGAAAACCGACTGGAGCGACTATGTGGGCAGCACCTCCACCAAGGGCGCACCGGTGGACAACCCGCCCGCAAACACCGGCTCCAAAATGACCAAAGACCAGATTTTTGCAATCAAGGACGCTGGCGAGCGTCAGGCCGCGATTGCAGCAAATGCCGACCTGTTTACAGGCGGCGGGAAGGAATAAGCTATGGCAGCAAAAGAAAATCTGATTACCACCACTGAGATCACCGTCAACCCCCGCGAGATCGACTTCGTGACCCGCTTCCAGCGCAACTGGGATCATCTGCGGGAGATCATGGGCATCATGCGCCCCATCCGTATGCAGCCCGGCACTGTGCTGAAGAGCAAGTATGCACAGGGCACCCTGCAGAGCGGCACCGTGGCAGAGGGCGAGGAGATCCCCTACAGCCAGTACACCGTCAAAGAGAAGGACTACGGCAAGATCACCATCGAGAAGTACGCCAAGGCCGTCTCCCTTGAGGCTATCCAGAATTACGGCTACGAGGTTGCCGTGCAGAAGACCGATGACGAGTTCCTGTACGATCTGACCGCCAAGGTCACTGACAAGTTCTACAAGTATCTGAACACCGGCAGCCTGAAGGGCACGCCCAAGACCTTCCAGATGGCTCTGGCGATGGCAAAGGGCAGCGTTGAGAACAAGTTCAAGAATATGCACCGCACCGTCACCGGCGTTGTGGGCTTTGCAAACGTTCTGGACGTGGCCGAGTATCTGGGCACCGCAAGCATCACCATCCAGAACCAGTACGGATTCCAGTACATCAAGGACTTCATGGGCTACAACACCATTTTCCTGCTGTCCGATGGCGAGATCGCAAAGGGCAAGGTCATTGCCACCCCTGTTGACAACATCGTGATGTACTACGTTGACCCCTCCGACAGCGACTACGCCAAGGCTGGTCTGGTGTACACCACCGCAGGCGAGGCAAGCAACCTGATTGGCTTCCACACTCAGGGCAACTACACCACCGCCGTGTCCGAAAGCTTTGCCATTACCGGCGTGACCCTGTTTGCCGAGTATCTGGACGGCATCTCCGTCCAGACCATCACCCCGGGCGAATCGGTCTGACCTGCAAGGAGGTGACCCCGCATGACTGTGCCAGAACTGTGCGTGTACACGCGAAACTTCTTTGACCGGTACGACGACCCCGTAGCCGGGAAATTTACCTTTACGGCAGATACTGTCCCCGCCGGGGTATCCGCCGGGCAGTATTTCCTTGTATGCGGGTCTATCTTTAACGACGGCGTGCACAAGGCGGGAGACGGAGACCTTACCCCAGAAACCTTCACCGGCACGGTGCAGCCCATGCGCGTCCCTCCTGATTTTGTGGCACTTGCCCAGAAGATCACCGACTACGATGCAGCCACCCCCGGCGATGGGCGCTATGTTTCCCAGTCCTTCAACGGATGGAGCGGCACTATGGCAACCGGCACGGATGGCTTGCCCGCAGACGGATGCACCCACTACCGCCGGGAAATCAACCAATGGAGGAAGCTGTAATGCCTGTAAACGATTTCACCAAGTTCACCGTGATGGAGAATTTCACCAAGAAGTTCTGCTTCATGGAAAAAAAGCTGGTTTCGGATGGGCTTTTTGGCTCTACCACCACATGGGAGGACGGCATGGAGTTTCTTGCCGTAGAGCGCCACGACCAGACCATTGAAGCACAGCAGGCAGAGCAGCAGGGCACGGCGTCCACCTACTCCATCTATGTGGATAAGGGCATCAAGCTGTCCCCCTTCGACCGCATCAAGCGGCTGGACGATGGGCAGACCTACGAGGTGACCACCGCGAGCAGCGACAAGATTTCGCCCGCCGAAAGCCAGATGAATCTTGCCGTTGTGCAGTGTAAAAAGGTGGTGCTTTCCTGATGGGCGCAGAAGAAGCCATTACCACGGCGCTGAACAGCTTTTTTACGATGTTCGATGTTCCTGTATACCCAGAGGATTCCGTGCCGACGGGCTCTTCCCTGCCCTATATCACGGTGTTGCCTGTCATTCCTAAGGGATTTGACGAGAGCAGCACCTTCCATGCGCGGCTGTGGTATCCGGTAGACGGCGGCAAGCTGCCCATCATCCGCAAAACAGACGAGATGCGCGCTGCCCTCGGGGATGGGCTTACCATCGAGTGCGAGGGCGGCGCAATTCTTTTATGCGCAGGAAATCCGTGGGCGCAGTCTATGGACAATCCCCCGGAAAAATACCTGTGCACATACCTTACATTTGACGTCACATCCTTTGTGGTGTGAGAAAGGATAACACATGAACAAAATGTATCACGCCATTTCGCCGGATGCTTTCAAAAAGCTTCAGTTTCAGGCCGGCGCGCTGCTCAAGAAGTTCGACCCGGCGGGCACTACCCCCATTGCAGCGGAGGATATGATCTGTCTGACCTCCGGCGGCATCACCGTCAGCTGCAAGCCCAACACCGTGGATCTGGGCGAGGATCTGGACGAAGTGCCCGAGAACACCTATCAGCTGAAGCACATCACAAGTTGGGATTGTGGTCTGTCTACCACCTGCATGACCGTGAGTGCCGACACCATCAAACTGGAGTTGGGCGCTGCGGACGTGGAAACCAACAAGATCACCGTCCGCGAGGACTACGAAAACACGGACTTCCAGGATATCTGGTGGCATGGCAATCTGATCGGCGGCGGCTATGCTGCTGTCAAGCTGATGAAGGCCGTGAGCGACGGCGGCCTTGAGCTGAAAACCACCAAGGACGGCAAGGGCAACATCACGCTGAGCCTGAAGGGCCACTACGACATGACCGACACCAGCAAGGTGCCTATGGAGTTCTACGTCAAGGAGGCAGAGTAATGATCCTTACCATCAATCTTGACCCCGTGGAAGCCCTGCCCAAGCTGTATGACGCGGTGGACGGCATCACCCGCATGATCATGGACGCAAAGGACAACGTGAACAACCCGGAGACCAAAGCCGCCCGGGAGACCATCGTTGCCAACGCCCTGAAGCTGCTGGGTGCAGAGCCTGCCGAAACCGCAGAGGGCAAGAAAAAGCTTACCCCGCGCGAGTTTGCGCTGGCTGCGCTGGACTTTATCAAGCCCCTGATGAAGCTTGACCCGCAACGCACCATGAACGCCCTGCATCAGCTGTACACGCTGGAAAAGGGCGAGAAGGACACCCTGCCCAAGGCGTTCACCGCGCTTACCAAGTCCGTGATGCAGGAGGATATGCAGGATTTTTTGTCATCGCTGGCCGACTTGAACGGCCTGAGTTTTGGCACTACCTCTGCCGCGCCGACCTCCAGCATCTCCGAGCCTACGGAATAAAGTATTTCGTCTGGTTCGTCATCAGCGAGATGCGCGAACGCCACCGCACAAAGGCATACCAGCTGTATACGGCTGATATGCTTTTTCTTTGTGCTGTATCGCTGGGGCAGCAGGTGGAGCAGTCCTTCAGCGAGATCATGGCAGAATATGATAAGCCGCTATCCCAGCGCCGCCACGAAACCACGCTGGAAGAAGCGCAGGCGTGTTGGGAAAAGACGCTTGCAGACAGTAAAAAAGCCGCAGAGCAGAACGGAGGTGGTGAGACCTGACTATTTTCAATTTGATGGCCACTTTGGGGCTTGATACCTCCGAGTATGAGCAGGGCATCGAGCAGGCCAGAAAAGAGACGCAAAGCGCTGCAAACTCGCTGAACCGCAGCGCAAACACCGCCGGGAGCGGCGTTTCAGGCATGGCAAGCCAGTTTGCAGCAGCCAGCGCAAAAGCGACTGTCCTTGCAAATATGCTTACCTCGCTTGGGACAAAAGCGGTAGGCCTTGCAAAGGGCTTTGTGGAGATGGGCATTTCTTATAACGCCCAGATAGAAAAGTACACCACCGGCTTTACCAATATGTTGGGCAGCGCACAGGCCGCACAGGAAGCCATGCAGGCCATTCAGGAGGACGCAGCCCGCACCCCGTTTGACGTGGCATCTCTGACGCAGGCAAACCAGTTGCTCATCAGCGCAGGTGAAAACGCCGCGTATTCCCGCAAGGTCATCAATGCACTGGGCGATGCTGTTTCTGCCACTGGCGGCGGCAACGCAGAACTATCCCGCATGGCTGCAAACCTGCAGCAGATCGCAAACGTGGGCAAAGCTGCAACCATAGACATCAAGCAGTTTGCCTATGCGGGCATCAATATTTATCAGGTCTTGGCAGACTACACCGGCAAATCGGTGCAGGAAGTCCAGAACATGACCATCAGCTACGACCTTCTTTCGCAGGCGCTCATAGCCGCCAGCGAGGAGGGCGGGCGTTACTATAACGCCATGGACACCCAGAGCCAGACCATGAACGGGCGTATATCCACCCTGAAGGATAACGTCAGCCAGCTTTCCGGACTTATGACCGGCGACCTTTCTTCCGGCATCGGCGTTGTGATAGGCCACATGAACGACATGGTTGTCGCAGCGCAGGAAGCCTACAAGGAGGACGGCTGGAAGGGTCTCGGGAATGCAATCCTTGAACTGGATAACCCCATCAGTGCTATCATCAAAAAGTTTGGGCAGCTTGGCAGCGCGGCTGTTAGTGCACTGGATAAGGCAAGCTACTATCTGAACAAGGCACTGGGCAAAAACGCTTATTCTGGTTACGACAGCTACGAGGACTACAGAGAGGATCAGCAAAAGCAAAGCAACCGAAATCGGCTGCGGCAGAATGCGCTTTCCGGCAAAAGCGTAAGCAATAAAAGCTGGTCTGAGCGCCAAGCAGAAGCAGCGGCCGCGAGCGGCGGAAGTTCCATCGTCACAAGCCCTTCCAGTTCCTCCGGCAAGAGCAGCGGCGCAAAATCCAAGACCGAAACCGTCATAGCGTCCGTGACGCACACCGCAACCACTACCGCGCAGAACGCGCTGGGCGCTGTGACTACAAGCGTTGAGACCCTGCAGGAGAAGGTCAAGGACGCAGCGGGCAAAATCAAAGACCGCGTGACCGAGACCACCACAGAGACCGGTAAAGAGATGGTCAACGGTGTTGCTACTACCTATACGCTTGTGACCAAGAAAGTTACGGACACGAACGGCAAGATAAGCACCACGACCAAAAAGGTCTACGCCGATATGTCCAAGACCATGCTTGGCACCCTGACCACCATTGCAGAAAAGACCTTCAACGGCATCACCACCACCACGCAGCAGGCTGTGGAGACCTACGCGGACGGCAGCCAGCACATCAAGACCACCGCCACCGAGACCGGCGAGCGCATTGTGGAAGGCGTGCGGCAGACCTACACCAAGGTCATCAGCTACATTGACGGCGTGCAGGACAAGGTAACAGAGACCGCGCAGAACATCGAGAAGAGCATCAAAGCAACCCAAAAGCGCATTGAAGAGAACCTGAGCAAGGCGCAGCAGCAGTTCAACAGCGGGATCTTCAAGCTGGGCAAGAACCTGTATACCGACCTGAAAAATCAGGATTGGGCAGCGCTTAGTCTGGATATCGTCAATGTGATGTGGGGCGAGGTATCACAGGAGCAGCGCGAAGTCCTGTCCGACTGGGCAAACAAGGCGCTGGAAGCCATCAACGAGGCGTATTCCGGCGGCGGTCTGAGCGAGGCGTTCAACGCTTTTAAGCAGATTATGTCCAACGGCATCAAAGCAGATGCAAACGGCGTTACAACGGACGTTAAGGGCTTGAGCAAAGTGTTTCAGGATCTTGGCATCAATGTTGACGACGCAGGCAGCAAGATCATGGGTGTGCTGAACACCATTGGCTCCGGCATGGGCAGCTTTGCCCTCAACGCGGGCACGGATATTGCAAACCTTTCCGGGAGCATGGGCAGTCTTGGCGTGATCGCCGAGGGCGCAGGCGGGCTGATTGCAAAGGTTGGCGGTCTGATCATCTCGAACCCGGAGGTTGCCGCGATCATCGCCATTGTGGCGGGCGTGGTGGCGCTGGGCGCTGCACTGTTTGCAAAGTTTGGCAAGAGCAGCGGCGGCGGGCAGGCTGTGAGCCACTACGAAAGCCCCTTTGCCGGGCATGACGTGTACGACAGCCTGACCGAGTTCTCCACCCGGGCAGCCATGCAGCACCGCTACATGGAAAAGACCACCGGCACGGATGCACAGCTGGGCATTTTGCAGCAGATCCGCGATCTGCTGGACGAGCATCTGCCGGATATCGGCACCGGTCAGCTTGTCATGGACGGCGAAAAGGTGGCCGATATGCTCACACCGCGCCTTGCAACCAACATGGATACCAGCATGGGCGTGTATACCCTGCGGGCAGAAAGGGGTGTTTAAATGGCGATCCACAGCGCAAAGCTGGGCAACTACGACACCCTTGCATCATGGGGACTGTACATGAAGGTTGGCAGCCCAAACATCGGCGAGCCTGAACCGGACGAGACCCTTGTGCAGATCACCGGCTCTGACACGTTGCTCAACCTTACTACCTCTCTGGACGGCAAGGTGCACTACAAAAAACGCACTATTACCATGGAACTGCTGTGCACCGCGCCGAAAAAGCTGTGGAAGGTACTGCAAAGCCGCCTGCACAACGCCCTTGAAGGGAAATGGCTGCAATGCGTGTTTGACGATGACCCCTCCTGGTACTGGGAGGGGCTGTGGCACGTCAAATTCGTGCCGGGGCGGATCTCCGCTACGGTCACCATCACCGGAAGCTGCAACCCGTACAAGTACAACGTCTACGACGGCACGCAAGACATCCGGTGGGATGACATCAACTTTGAAACAGACATCCTTCGGGACTACCGCAGCATTGCGCTGCCTGCCGATACGCCGGTGGATGTGGTCATCTACGGCGCACCGCACACTGCGGCTGTCTACTTCCAGCGTGGCGAAAGCGTGGCAGATGTGTCGTTGCAGGTCAACAATACCGCCGCTGGCACGCTTGCCAAAACGACCGAGTGGCAGTATCTGGAGGGGCTGGATATCCCGGACGGTGGAACCGTCACCCTGACCTTTACCGCTACTGCTACAAGCAGCATCACCATCAAGTATCTGGGGGTAAGCTTATGAGTTACAAGATCTATGCCGGCACGCAGACCGGCGTGGACAGCTGGGAAAACCGGGTCTGTATCTATGCGCCCGGCTCTGCGCTGGATACCACAAAGCTGATCAGCCCCACTCTGACCCGAGAGTTTGGTAAGGCTGGAAGTCTGGAATTTACCATCCCGCTGGGCAACGTGGCGCACAGCGCCTTGCAAAAGCTGAAAACGGTGGTATCCGTGGAGCAGGACGGTAAGGAGATCTGGCAAGGCAGGGTCATGAGCCATGAGCAGGATTTTCTGCTGCGGCAGAAGGTGTACTGTGAGGGCGAGCTTGCCTATCTCAACGACACCGATGTACCACCCTACACCGCCAAGGACGTGACCATCCGGCAGTTTCTGGACTTTCTCTGCAAAAAACACACCAGCCTGACCGACAGCTATAAAAGCTTCCGCATCGGAAACGTCACGGTGGAGGAGCAAAAGCGGTATGTTCCGGTAGCCGAAAAGTGCTATCTGAAGCTGGACTATGCCGCCAGCAGCCCGGACGAGCAGGGCGACTATTACCAGACATGGGGTCTGTACTCCCAAAACGGGAACCGACTTGAAGAGAGGTTTTCCTACATTTTCTCCGACTATGAGGACGTGCAGACCCCACCAGCACAAAACTGGCCGCTAAACGAGATCGTAACCGGAAAGGAGTACCTTGCCTGGCGCACGGGAGACAACCAGTTTACCCTCCGCAGAAACGCAGTCTCTCAGGGCAGCAAGACCTATGATGCAGAGCAGACCATTGTTACCCCGTCCATCACTACGCCAATAGAGACCTATAAGTTTGGCAGTACCATTAAAGTGGCCAAAAAGGACACCGAATCCACAACGTACAGCATCAAAACGGAAAAAGACGGCACGGTCAACGTGTACGTCAACGGGGAAAAGTCCGCAGACTACACCCCGCAGCTTGTGGAGGAGTTGCACGAGTTCGGCGACGGCAAGAACTACGGAAAAACGTGGGACATCCTGCAAAGCGAGCTTGTGGACGTGTACGGCGGCTATCTGGTAACCCGGCACGAAACGATTCCTTACCCCTTGTTCCCCGGTCTGAACAAGAGAGCACGCTATCTGGACTATGTACAGGACGCGACAGAACGCAACGTGCAGGGCATTACCTTCGGCACGAACTTGCTTGACCTGACCAGCTACGTCAAGGCCGAGGACATCGTCACCCGGGTTATCGCCATCGGCAAGAAAAAAAGCGGCTGGTTTTTGTGGGAGGCCACCAACACACTGACCGCTACTGCCAACGACGAGACCGCCCAGAAGCTGTACGGACTTATCACCCGGTATCTGGTGCTGGACGGAACGGCCAACACACAGCAGTCCCTTCAGGACGCGGCGGACATGGAGCTTGGCAAGCACTTACGACTTGCGGACGGCATCACGGTAAAAGCTGTAGACCTGAAGGACGCAGGCGTGGACGCGGACAGGATCGCTTTCGGCAAGCTGACCCACATTATTTCCGCGCCACACGGCATTGATGTGTGGATCAACTGCAACAAGCTCGTAGAGCCGCTGGACAAGCCCGCAAAGAAGGAGTTCACCTTCGGCAAAAAGTTTTCCAGCATATCCGACTTGCAGGCGCTCAGCGCCCGCAAAGCAACCGCCGCATATGACCTGAGCCGCACGCTCAAGGGGTACGCATCTGATGTGCAGTCTTATGCGCTGCAAACGATGGAGGCAGACAATGAAACCGTTTAAAGAAGTAATTGACGGCATCCGCAAAGCCGTCATGGCATCCGAGGTGCGCGAGGATCTCGCCCAGATGGGCGAGTATGTGGAGCAGTTCGCCAACACGGCAGGTGAAAACATCCAGAAAGCCATCGACCCCACCCTCTCCCTCTCCGGCAAGGCGGCGGATGCAAAGGCGACCGGAGATGCGGTTAGTCAGCTAAAGGAAGATTTGGTTGACTTAACCCAAGTTAAATTAACTTGGGTAGATGGACAATATGTTAATATTAATACTGTGAATGGTTCTATCTTTGATAGTGCTGGTTGGAAGCGTACAGAAAGAATACCAGTCATTCCAAATACGGAAATCACTTTCTATACTTGTATGTCGGAAGCCGCTGGTGGGTATTTCTATGATGCAAATGGCTCTGCTATTAGCAAAGTGTTGAGTACCAACGACCAAGTTAAACTTACTACTTATACAGTTACCGTTCCAGATGGCGCATTTTATTTTATTTTCTCATGGAATAAAAGGCTTTCTGATGATTCACACAGCTACATTATTGTTAAGAATTTGATTAGTGCTGTTAGAGAAGTTTCAAAAATGGCAGATATGAATTCTTTTCAAATTGAAAAAATCAATAGAAAAACAAATTTTGGAACATTTAAAGAAATGTTAGATTCAAAATTTGTTGGCATTGGTAGAGTTGGCGGCACACTATTTCGCAATGTAGTGGAAAGTCCGTTTATTAAGATGAACAAAGAAGATGCATATGACTTTAACTACTTTGACGTTAATAGTTCAATAAAGCAATATGAGACCATTAATAAGCAAAATGTTGTAGTGCATGGGTTCAGTATGAATAATATTGGTGGTGATGAAATTGATTTTACTCCACCAGAAGCAGGATTTACGAGAATTGTCGTTGGTAAAGATTCGGATGATACCTTTTTCGTATCTTATGTTCCTAGCAAAAAAGATGGTTCTAATGGTGGTAGTGCGTTATATAGTATCTTGGAGAAAACGAAAGATTTTGTTACATTTGAACCAGTTTGGAAAGATTATAGAAATAGCAAAGTAGAAGCACTGAAGATACCAAATATCGGCGCTATTGATGTAAAAATTGTAAAACAGTTTTCAAACGGAAATTATATCATAGGTGCAAAGTGTTATCGGGTTGATTTGGTAGAAACAACAACAAATTTCTTTATTATGAATAAGAGCATGACAAATATTGCGCTTATTCAGTATACTGATGCAGATGGAAATGTCGTTGATATGAAAGACCCAAATGCAGGGGATATCTATGATTGGCATGTTGACGTAAAAGGGTCTAGTTGCATTGTATCAACATACGGAACAAGGAAACCGGAGACATGCCTAGGAGATGTTTGGTATACGGAAGATTCTGGTCGAAACTGGAAAAAAGTATTCCGAATGACAAATCATTATCAAGATGGTGTAGAGGATGGAGTTACAATAACACAGACTCATGTTCATGGTGTTATGATTGATCCTTATGACAATCGAATTTTTGTATTTGCCGGGGAAGATAATAGGAATATTTTTTGGAGTGATAAGGGCATCAACACTACAGACAACGACTGGAATGTTATTCCGATAAGAGAGAAAAAGATTTATCCGTTTCAAGCTTTTACACAAGTTGTTAATGGATTCGCTTTTCGTGATTGCATTGTGTTTGGAAGTGATAATCCTAATATTGGAGTGGTATTTCGTATTAACAAACTAGATGATGGTTTATATTCAGATATTGAACCTGCATATGAATTTCATCCAAATGCATTTAGTGGTAATACTTATTATTGCGGTGCAGAAATGTACAGACGAGATATGAGAACACCTCTTTTGTTCTGTGAAACAAGAGAAAATTGCATGACAACAGAAACGGCAAATGAACAGTTGAACGATAAACATAGAGCAAGGGTTATCGCAACATATGATGGTATTAATTTTAAAGAAGTTTGGAAAGACAGCACATATGGTTTGCATGACACGACAATTGATGGGACAAAAGTTCAGAGAAATTACGCATATTGTACAAGAGGAATGAATTGTTATCTTCTTAATAATGGTGATGCGGTTATAAAATATTCTGGACGAGATTGGTATCTGTTTGGGGGAGAGCCTATTCTTTCTGTTGTTGGTTATTCAAACGGTTCTTGTAAGGTGAGAATAATTAAAAATGCCGAAAAGTATTTATAATTAACTAAAGAGGGCTTTATCTAACCTTAAAAACAAAAAAGGAGTTTTAAAATGCTGCACACCATTCTCAACTTCCTCGCTTCCCTCTTCTCCGCCCTCTCCCGAGCGGCGGATGCTTCTACTTCTGACCCGGCGTTCACCGTGGACCCCCAGAGCGCTGCTCCTCCCGGCTGGGAGGGCGCCCCACCCTACCGATACATTGACGTGAGCCGGTATCAGGGCAAAATCACCCTCGACGGCTGGCGCAAAATTAAGGCGGCGGGCTACAAGGGGGTCATGCTCAAGACGGTATCTACCAACAGCAAGCTGAGCAAACGCAAGGACGGGCTGTACGTCGACCCGACATTTGAGACCAACTACCGCAACGCCCGGGCTGCCGGGCTGGACGTGGGGGTCTACTACTACACCTACGCCACCAGCGAGGCGATGGCCGATGCAGAGCTTGCCCTTGTGCGGCAGGCGGGCTACGGCAAGGAGCTTACCATGCCCGTGTGCGTGGACGTGGAGGAAAACAAGCTCAAGCCCATGAGCACCCTCGACCTCACCAACCTCACCGCCTACGCGCTGGAGCAGGTGGAGAAAATGGGCTTTTACGCCCAGCTGTACACCTACACGGGTTACAGCTATGAGTTGGACATGCAGCGTCTAGCAGGCCGCTGGGACGTCTGGTTGGCCGACTACACGGGCAAGACGCCCAAGGTGGATTACATCTACCACGCCCACCAGCACACCAGCAAGGGCTCTGTGCCGGGCATCTCCGGCAACGTAGACTTGAACGTCACCACCCGCAACTACCCGAAAATCATTGCGAAGAAGGGTCTGACCCGTCTTCGGGAGGGCGCATGAGCGAAGCAATCATCGTGGCAATCATCACCGGCGGTCTGAGCCTGATCGCCACAATCGTCTCCAACAACCGCACAGCACAGAGCATGGACGCCAAGCTGGACAAGCATCAGGCGGTGACCGACACAAAGCTGGAAGAGCTGACCCGCGAAGTCCGGGCGCACAACAACTTTGCCCAGCGCGTGCCAGTGCTGGAAGAGCAGATCAAGGTGGCAAACCACCGCATAGAAGACCTCGAAAAAGAGAGAGGAGAGTAATACATGGCAACAATCAATAACATTTTGACCGCACTTCCTGCCCCTGTGGCCCTCGTGCTCATGCTGGGCGGGTTCATCTTCTACGCCCTTGGATGTCTCCGGCTGGGCTACGGTGCCGCCGTCAAGGGCACTGTGCTTGACCTCATCGACCAAGCAGAGCGAGAAATCCAAGGAACCAAGCGCGGCGCAGAGCGCAAGGCGTGGTGCGTCAAGATGCTGCGCCACTATCTGGACAACAGCAAATGGGGCAGGCTGGTCTCGTGGGCTATCACGGAAGAGACCATGAGCAAGGTCATCCAGTTTTTCTTTGATCGGGCAAGAGCAGCCCTACAAAAGCAGTAAGGAGGATATCATGGCAAGCACTATATACGAGCAGAAACGATTTTGTGAAATCAAGAGATGCGGCAAAATCGACCATCTCGGTAACGTCCCTGTAATGGTGCGCAACGCCGGACAGCTTCCGCAGCCCTTCTGGCTCGGTGCTGCCCGTGGCGGCGGCTCGCATAGTCTTTCCGCCAGCGTTGCAAGGGCTTAATGCAGAACAGATAAAAGCTGTGATAAAACGTG